ACGCGCCGATGATGGCGCGGCTGGATAATGCTGCTGCACTCATGATGTATGTCCTTTTTTGATTGGTTAAGGGGTGGCCGGTTACGCTTCGCGCGCCCAGGTGCCGCGCAGCGCCGTGACCATGTAGCCGTCGGCATCGCCCGCGATCAGCGTGACGAAATCACCGCGCCGCTGGGTGGCCTTGGTGCAGATCAAATCCTTGTTGTCGGCGCCGGTGATGTCAGGCCCGAGGATCATGTCCGTTGCGGCGGGGCTAACGGTCACAGCAGTGCTGCCGAATTCACCGACAGCCAAGATCGTAGCGCCGCTGAATCCATCCGCGATGGCCGGAAGGGTCAACGCATCCGCATCACCGGCGGCATCGACGCAAAACAGTTTTCCGCTGTCCTCGGCGTCGAAGGTTTTGGTTCCGGACAAGGTTTCGCGCTTGCTGTAGTGCGCCCAGGGATCGCGGAAACTCACCGCGTTGAAGCTCACGATCACGATGCCCGCCGAAACGAAGCGATGCGCATACCCGATGAACGCGCCGCTTGCCGGGTTGAAAGTAAACGTGTCATCGTCGCTGGCGTATACCGGCGCGCCCACGTCGGTGATGACCGCGCCGCTGACGGCCAACTGCACTTTGCCGGATTCGATGACGCGCACGTTTTTGGCGGATGCCGCGCCCGCGCTGTTGTCGCATTGCGACTCGGCGAAGCCCGCGAAACGATCCACCGAGGTGAGTGGACGCGCGAGGCCGGTGGCGTCCACCAAGCCCACGGCGGCGCCCTCGTAAATGATGTCTGACGCGATGACCGGGAATTCATTCCGGTCGCCGGTTTCCTGCGCGCGCGGTTTGTCTGCTGCGAGAGTTGTCATGATGTTTCCTTTTGGTTTGAGTGTTGGTTAGCTGTTACGCAGCCTTGCGGGACAAAATCTTGACTTGCCCGTTGGCGTCGGCCTTGGCATAGGCGAGGTACACGTCGTACTTGCCGCCGAATTCCGAGCGCAGTTTGCCGTCTGCATCCCATGCGGCCTTCGCGCGCTCCTCAATCGGCAGGTCTTCGTCCACCGCCGCGGCCTTGGGCGCGGCTGCTCCGCCGGTGGCGCTGGGCGTGGCGGGCACGTTGATGGCGGATGCGTCGGCGTTCATCGCATCCAGGCGGCGCGCGCCCTTTTGCTTTTCGGCGGCGAGCACCATGACAGCGGCCTCGGGGCCGGTGGTCTTGCCATCGGCTTTGAGGTTGTTGATCAGCGCTTCGTGGCCGGGCAGGGCTTGCGCCTCGACGGCCAGAATTCGCGCGCGTTCGGCGTCTGCCGCTTGCGCGCTGATCTGACGATACAGATCAGGGTGATTCAATTGCAGTTCTTTCAGGTCCATGATGGGTTCCTCTTGCGGTTGATTGACGGGTAGTGCGGCCATCGCGGCAACAGCGCCGGGCGTGTCGGGCGTGGCGTTTGCGGCAGCGCCGGGCGTGCCGCTAAATTCCTTGATGAGTTCGCGCTGCTGGCTGCGCGAGTAACCGGCCTTTGCGAGCGCGGCCTGAATTTGCAGGCGCGCGGCTGCGGCGGGGCGCTTGTTGTCGGTGGCTTGTTGCGCTTCGTCGGCGGGCAACAGGGCATCGGCAAAGCCCTGCTCGACAGCGGCATCGCCACCGATCCAGGTCTCTTTGTCCATCATCCCGGCAATGTCGGTCGCATCGTTGCCGCTGCGTGCAGCGTACAGTTCAGCCAGCGCGCGGTCGATAGGCTCGATAGTGTCAGCCACCGCGCGAAGGTCGTTTCGGTTGCCCATGGCCAGCAGCCACACGTTGTGAATCATCAGGAATGCAGCGCGGCCGATTTCGATTTTGTCGCCCGACATGGCGATGACTGATGCCGCCGAAGCCGCCAGGCCAACCACGCGCACGGTCACATTTTTGGGGTGCGCGCGCAGCAGGTTGTAAATGGCGATGCCCGCGAACACATCGCCGCCCGGTGAATTGATGTTGACAGTGATGTCTTTATCGCCAATCGCGCGCAGCGCGCCTGCGATGCGCGCCGGGGTGATGCCGGTGCCGTCCCATGTTTCGCCGATGGCGCCGTATACGCTGATGGTGCCCTCGTCGGGTTTGTCCTCGGCCTTGATGGCGGCGTTCCAGCGCTGCATGGCGCCAGGCGCGATGTCGAATTCAACACCATCGCGCGGCTCAAAATTCTTTAATGCAGGCAATGTTTTTTTGTTCATGATGTCTCCGCGTTTGATTGCGAATTTGCGTTTGAATCGGCTTCGTTGTTGCCGTCCGGTGCGGCAGTAGACGCGGGCGCGGGTTCAGCGTCCAAACCGTCAGCCATGCGGCGTGTGTGCTCGCGCACTTGCTGCGCGTGGTTGGAGTCCCAATCGCCGCCGTTGTATTCCGCCGTCTCGCTTTTGAGTGTGGTAAGGCCCATGCCGAGCCGCAACTGCGCGGCCTCGGCTTCCATCTTGGGATTGAGGTACCCTTGGCCGTCGCCGTTCCACATGGCATTGGAATACGCGAGCCGATACCGCGGATCATCGAAAAACCCCGGCGCGCTGATGCGATCACGCGCGATGGCTTCTTCCAGAAACAATTCGTACACCGGCTGACAAAACACGCTGGCGAGCCACGCGCGGCGCCCGCGATAGAAGCGCCACGCTTCCAGTATGGCGGCACGCGCGGCGCTGTAGCTCGCCGTGTAATGCTTGATGAGGATTTCAAACGGTAGTTCAAGCGCGGCGCCAATCTGGCGCAGGACGGCTTGCACGAACGGATCAAACGCGGGATTCGGACGGCCCGGATTGGCGCTGACGATATCCTCACCGGGCCCGAGATCGGCTACGAGGCCAGGTGATAATTTTCCGTCCCAGGTGCTGACTGCGTTGTCGCCCGCGGCGCCCGCGGAGTTACCGCTAACAGCGGAGTCGAGCGGGCTTAAGCTGTTGGCGTTGCCCTTGATGAAAACCGCAAAAAACGCGCTTACCACGGCGGCGCTAACTTCGGCCTCGGTGTAGCGGCCCAACTGTTTCAACGGCTCGATCACGGGCGCGAGGTACGGCGCCCCGCGCGTTTGCCCCACGCGCAACTGGCGGCACAGGTGCAGCACGTTTCGGCGGCCACTGTTGGCGCCGAACATTGGCACGCGATCAAACACGGTTTTGCTGTTGATCGCGCCAATATCGGACACCGGCACGCGCGCGATGTGGGCGTATTGCGGGGCGCCGTATTCGTCCATCTCGATGCCGCCCGCAAAGCGCGTCGTTTCGCGTTTGTCCACCGGGTTGCGCACGCGGTCAGCCTCGGTGAGTTGCAGCTTAAGCGCGTAGGCGTCGCCTGCACGTTGCAGCATGGGAGTGAGCACAAACACGTCGCCCGCTTCAAGCGTGCTGCGTAAGGCAATATCCTGCATCGCGTAAAAGTCGATGCGGCGAGCAACATCACACTCACGCACGAACACGGCAAACTCGCGTTCGGTGTTGGTTTGCCAGGCGGCGGCTTCTTCCGCCGTCATGCCGAGAAACTCGGCGTCGATCTGCGATTGCAGCATCAGGCCCGTGCCCACCACGTTGGTGACCACGGTATTGATTGCGCCGCACGCGAGCGGCTCATTGCGCACGAGATCGCGCGAGCGGTCGCGCAGCGCGTCCAGATCGGGCAGCAAATCAGCGTCGGCGCTTTGCCCTTGGGTGTGCTTCCAGCCGGACATGCTGCGCTTGGATTTGCTGCCGCCGGTGTAGCCGCCGGACGCCAGCACCTCCATCTTGAGGCGCGACACGATGCGCTGTTGCGCATAGGTGGGCGCGACGTAGCTGATGGCGCGATCCAGCAGGTTCGCGCGCAGCGGGTACTCGCGGCGGCCTATGCGGATGGTGTTTGCGCTCATACGGGCGTGATGCCTCGAATGCGGATGCCGGAGATACCGCCATCGGAAAGCGAATCAACCTTGCGTTGCCAATAGTCGATGTATTTCAAAATGTGCTCAGCGTTGACTCGCGTGAGCGTGCGATTGCCGATGGTGTAACTTTGGCCAGCGGCAACGGCAGCGCTTGCCGCAAGCCACAAATCCAACTGCGTCTGTGCGGTTTGTAATGTGATGCCAGCCATCAGACCCCCGTTTGCACGCCGCGTGAACGCACGCGACGTCCAAAAAAAAGCCCGCTGGGAGCGGGCGTGGTGTTTGTGGTTTGCGGCGGTGGTGGCGATGCGGCAGCGGGCGATGAATCGGGCGCCGCTGCGGCAGGCTGCGCCTTCGCCGCCTCTGCAAAAATATCGCGCTGCCCCGGATTGATGAGCTGCTCCAGCGCATCCCAATTCACGCGCAGCGCGCCCGCGTGCACTGCGGCGGCGTTACACAGAACCTCAAGGTCGAGCGCTTCGTTGCGCTCGCGGGTCTTGACCCACTCCAGAACATCAGAGCCACGCACGCGGCGCTTGATCATCTTTTCGGCGGTGAGCTGCTGGTAGTATTCATCCGGCAGGTTGCGCGCAAAGTGCATGTAACCGGGGCCGGGCTCGGTCATCTCCAGGCGCTTGTAGATTTGCTCCTTGGCGGTATCGGCGCCCACCGGCCACAACTGCACGCCGCCCTTGATCTGCTTGCCGTGGTGGCTGACATCCTGCAATGAGGGGCGCCCGAGTATGGCTTTGCCGCGCTGGCTCATGCCCTTGGTGGCGATGATGTGCTTGTGCGTGTACTGGCGGCAAAACGCGAACACTTCTTGCGTGAGATAGCCCGAGTCAACCGCCATGGTGGTGATGCGCACGGTGTTGCCGCCAGCGTGCGGGTAGCCCTTTTCACGCACGGCGAGTACCTTGGCCCAATCGTCATCGCTCGGTTTTTTTGCACCAAACGAAAACGGTATGACGTGGTAATCAACAAGCCAACTTTCGAGCCCGCGACCGTAACCCTTGACCTTGATTTCAAAGCGATCCCCCTGCACGTCAACCGATGCGGTCAGCAGCAACGCACCAGCAGGCACGGTGCCCAGGTCGTACGGCTCGGCGCGCAGTTTCAGTTGCGCGTCGGGCGGTTGGTAGCCCTTGACTTCGTAGGTTTCGCCGAGCACGGTATTGCAAAACACCTGCTCCAGTGATTCGCCGCTTTCGTCGCTGTAGCCGCCCTTTTCGCTTTCCAGCTTTTGCTGCACCGCCTTGCGCCAAGAGAACCACCCGAGCGGCGAATACAGGGCGCTCACGTGCCACGACAACGGGCGCCGGAAGCGTGGCAACACGCGGCGCACCTTGCCGCTGATCCACGCCCAGATCGCGTGCGGGTGCGGGTCGGCATCGTCGAGAATCTCGCACGGGCCGGGCGCTTCGTGGATGTGTCGCCCGCGCTCAAGCATCGCGGATTTGTGATGCTCATCGATGCGCTGCGTGCACGATTCGCACTCGTACCACGCGGCGTTGACATCATCCGTTGGAGTGGCCTTGAGGTCTTCCGCCTTCGCGGTAAGGTGGCAATGCGGGCACTCGCCGGGTGCCGCATCTTGATATTCGGTGACGCTGCCGCAGCCGCTGCATTGCAGCTCGCGGCGCGTTTCCATTTCCCAGCGCATTTGCGACCACACCAGCACTTGCTCATGCGCGCAGTGCGGGCACGGCACGTAGTATTTCGCTCGCGTGCCGTGCTGATAGCGGCGCTCGATGCGGCTCTTGCCCTTGATCTTGGGTGAGCTGCACACAAAGCGCTTCGCGCGCGAGCCGTATGAATCCGTGCGCTTTTCAGCCAGCACGCAGGGGTCGCCCTCGCCGTCTACATCGTCCGGGTAAGCGTCGATTTCGTCCATGTACAGCACGCGGATCGACGCGCTGCGCAGGCCGGGGCCGCTGTTCGCGCCACGCATCAGCAGCATGCCGCCCGGATAATCTTTTTGCAGCGTGGTGTTGGCGCTGTCGCGGGATTTTTGCTCGCCCAGCTTTGCGGACAACACCGGCGTTTCGTCGATCATCGTTTGTATGCGCATGCGCGACGTGAGTTTCATCATGTCAACTGTTGGCATGACGATCATCATCGCGCATGGAATCTTGTGCATACAGTATCCGGCACCGTTGTACATGGCCTCGCTGCCGGCAATCTGCGTGCCCTTCATGAAGGCTCCATCAGTAGCCGGGTGCGTCAGGCTCATGCAATCCATGATTTCCCTCATGTAAGGCACTGTTGCAGTGACCCAACGCCCCGGCCTTCCGCTGGCTTTGCTGCTGACAAACCGATAAAGGTCCGCCCACTCCGAAACCAGCAGATCGGGATCCGGCGCAAGCGCTTCGGCAATCGCATTACGCACCAGCCGCCGCGCGGACATCAAGCCCCCCGGCAGCGTTTGCATCTGCGCTGAATTGCTTGGCGACATTGGCTAGAACCCTTCGCATTTCGTCCCGCAGGACATGCTCGATGCGCTGTGGGTCTGTTTCGCTGGCGAGTTTCTGAGACACGCGCGGCGCCAATTGCTCCAGCGCATCGCGCAGCTCACGAAAAGCCGTGAACTGCTCGGCGCGCACAGCGTCTGCGGGTACCAGCGTGCCGACGCGCTCCATGTAGTCAAGCCGGGCGCCTTCGGCAAGGAATTTTTCCTTAACGGCCCGGTTTGCCA